GCGTGATGATCGTACAAAAGCTTCATGAAGCAGCCAGACAGATCAAGTCGTCCACAGCAAAGAAAGTAGAGCAAGCTGCTCAAATAGGAGAGTGCTATCTTTCTGAGTTGTCCGAGGATGCAGACCTGTCGGGTCCGCTTTAGTGTCTCACTACCTTGCAGAAAATAAAGTCGCGGAGGATAAACTCGTTGCCGTGCATGTCGTAGAATGACCAGGGGAAGGCTCTGAGATCTCTCTTGGTGACGTTGGTCACAAACTGATCATAGGCTTTCTGCTTGTCAAACTCTACCAGGCACTCACCGGCAGCATGCACCAGAGTGATGGTGTATAGTGGCTTTTCTTTTTGCACCGGAGTGGCTTTGGCTCCGGTTGTTCTGCGTGGCATGTTGACCTCCTGAGGTTATGTCGGTATCCTAAGAGTAGTGTATCCCCAATATAAAATCAAGGTGAGACATGGACAAACGATATTCTATCAAAAGCTTCGACGGGCAGAAGAAAGCCTTGGATAATCTTTTCAACCAGTTTTTGGTTGGGGCTGTCGATCACGAGAAGATAAAGGGCTGTGTGGCTCTGATCAGAGAAGCTCGTCAGGTTCTGCAGGCTGAGCGGACAATGGCTATGGGAAATGATGCTGTCTCTACAGTGGGTCCGCTTACACCCAATGGACCATTCCCCCGGCTCATTAAGAAGTGATCAAACCAGACCATAAAAACTTCTGGGATCCTCAGTACTTTCTGCCCATGTTGCAGATACGAACCAAGAGCCAGGGGCTGCAGCCCTTCCATCTCTGGGACCACCAGAAGATTCTTGCGGCAGCTTGCATGCAGGCCTATGCAAACAAAAAGTGGCTGGTACACCTGAAGCCCCGGCAGGAGGGGTCTTCTACCTTTTTTACCGGGGTCGCTTATCAGCATGCTGCTTTTAGGACAGGCTGTCAGGTGGCTATTATCGGGCACAAGAAGAAGACAGCCAAGTCGCTTGCAGAGATTGCAAACAGGTTCTGGAAATCTACTCCAGCGGGTATCAGACCGAAAAGAAGAGGCAAGGTTCAGCGGACATTAGAGTTCACGGACATTGACAGCAAGCTGGACATCGCATCAGTACAGGATGATGAACCACTACGTGGTGAGACGGTGCAGGTGGCTCTCGGGACAGAGGTTTCCTCCTGGTCAGAAGAGGGAGGAGATGAGGTATGGGCTTCGATCCTTAATGCCGTCCCGGAAAATGGGGGTTTTTTTATCGCGGAGAGCACTCCCAAGCACCATGGTGATCAGCTGCATATGCTCTGCATGGATGCAGAAAAGCCCGACAGCAAGTGGATGAAGGTCTTCATCCCATGGACGATGGTGCAGGAGTATTCCATTGAGCCGTCACCCGGATGGCAGCCATCCCGTCTGGTCAGAGAATACTGGGATGAGTATCCTCAACTAACTCCCGGTCAGGCATACTGGCTGCAGGTGTCTGGGCTTCCAAAGTGTAATCGCAAGATGCAGAAGTTTCGGCAGGAGTATCCGGTCAACGACTACGACTGCTGGTCTATGACCGGGGATGCTGTCTATGACCAGAGTATCCTCCGGGCTATGCTGCAGGCTATCGATGGGGGAACAGGGCTGATGGTGGAGAAGGATCCATGGATCCAGTTCCTGCAGCCGGAAGAAGGACATAAGTATATCATCTTTGTAGACCCTGCAGGCTCATGGTCTGAGCGTGATATGTTTGCTGCGGTGGTGCTGGACATCTCAACCTGTGAGCAGGCTGCTGAGTACCTCGGGCACATCTCTGCACATCAGATGGCTAAGAGCCTTGCTCGGTGGGGCAGGGAATACAACAATGCCATGATCTATGTAGAAGCCAATGGTGTTGGTGAAGCAGTGCTCTCTCACCTCGTCGATAATCCCAACATCGCATATCGGAAGATCTTCAGACGAAAGCCAAGTCGATGGGGGAGAAGCCGACAGAGAATAGCAGGGTGGTGGTCCTCATCGAAGACCAAGAAAGAAGCAGAGGGCTTCATGCAGCAGCTGATAGAAGAAGAGTCTGTTACCATACATTCCACCAGATCGATCAGACAGCTTATGAACTACCGGGGTCAGTGGGGAGCAAGGACAAGGGATGCCTTTGGGGGGCACTATGACCTCGCTGCGGCATGGGCTGGTGCTGCATGGGCATACATGCAGCACAGAGGTTCATACTGGCGCAGCCAGAAAAGAGATGCTAAATCTTCTTCAGAACTTGCAATTCGTCGCTTTATACAGCAACTTGAGAGCAGGGCAGATCCAGTACCTGATAGCCCGTGGGGAAAACATGTCTGAGCAGAACAAGAAAGAGATCCTCAAAATATACAAGAGGATTGAGCTTTCCGAAGAGGCTTATCGAAAGCAGGTAGCTCAGGAAGATGCACGGAACCTATCATACTGGAGAGGGCAGTTCTGGCAGGGTGACGGGACAAGTCCGTTCCCTGAGCTCCATGGATATAATGCTGAGCAGAACGAAGTCTTTCCCATCTTAGATACCATGTCTTCTGCACTGGCTCTGGACCTTCCTCAGATCGAAGCTTTGGACCACAGGCAAAGAAGCTATGACCAGCCTGGGAGACACGATGATCTGACCTTCTCGGGACGACGAATTGCTGCACTGCTCAACTGGATGGCAGATCAGGATGACTTGGATGAGACTACCAGAGAGTCTACTCTGCATGCTATGCTGTTCTCCAAGGGAGCGATCAGAAAGATCACCTGGAGCAGGGAAGTAAAGCAGGTCATCTGGCGGCTCAAGATGCCTTGGGAAGTCTTCGTCGATCCTACAGCCAGACGGATGAAAGATGTGGCTTGGGTGGCTGAGAGGTTCACTTTGCACGAGTCTCAACTCAGAGAGAGGCTGGAGAACCAGTACTACACTCCTTCTGAGAACAAGGCTGTCCGGTCTGATACCTATCCCAGAGAACTGATCGAAGACTACATGTCTCACGATGAAGCAGACGAGCGGAGACGGGAAGCACTCAAAGAATATGTCACTCTCCATGAGTACTGGGACTTCAGAAGAGGCAAGCTGTACCACATACATATGGGCAGCAAGCAGGTTCTGATGGAAGCTGATGTCCCGTATGGCAACCCCTATGATCAACTCCAGTTCCACTCTGGTATTGGAAGAACAAGAGGAGTGCCTGATGTCAGCCTCGTTGCTCCGCTGCAACGCGACATCAACGAGCTCGTCTCTGCCAGAAGAGAGATGGTCCGCAGGCTTCCAAGAAGAATGTTTTATGATAAAGGACTCTTCCCTAACGAGGACGATGCTATGCGCTGGATGAACAGTGCTACATGGGAGCCCGTTCCGGTAGAGACAGACGGTCAGGCACTGGTTGGAGACATGATATTTGTGTCGCCAGAGATGCCAAGCACCTTCGATTTTAACGCGCATTTGCAGTCCAGCCAGATCCACATCAAGCAACTGGCAGGCTTGGGTGACTTCCAACGAGGGGAAGTAAAAAATATCAGGACAGCAGCAGAGGCGAATATGATAGAAGCTTCTGTACAGGGCCGATTAAACGTAAGGCTCCGAATCCTGACCAAGTATGTCAAACGGGGCTTCGATAAAGCCGCTGATGTCCTGCGCTGGGCTGCTGCAAATCCAGAAGCTTCAGGTATTGATATTGAGATGTATGTCAGAGAGACACAGGCTGATGTAGATGCCAGTGTGCTGATGAACGACATCATTCAAAATGCTACGAAGTTTAGAATCCTGCCCTTCTCTCCGCTCATGGAAGACAAGCATGTTAGAAGAGAGCAGTTGGTGGGACTACTTGGTCAGTTGGCTTCATCCCCATCTGTCGAAGAAATAGACTGGAAAGAAATCACAAGAGAACTAATCGACTTGTTTGGAGTTCGACCCTCTGTGGTTCGTGATAATCCTGCAGCACAAGAGCCTGTTCAGGAGCAACCCATACCAATGCCTGCCATGGGTGGGCTACCATTCGGATAGGAGCAGACATGCACGATATGATGAAAAAAGTCAAAGCTGGTGATCGCGAAAGCATTGCCCTTATTCTTCTTGAAGCACCAGACAGAGAGAGCGGCAAAGACAAAGACTCACCTGAAGACTATGCCATGTCTATTATGGATGACAAAGAGAAGAAGATGGACCCTCTTAAGAAGTCTATCCTATCTGCGCTTGATCCTATGGGCATGCCCGAGGGTATGCAAATGGAAGTCTGCAAAGTCATCTATGATGCGATCAAGAGTGGGAGTATAAGTTCTGAAGGTAGCTCAGATGAACCGGAAGAAAGTTCAGACGAGCCTGAAGAGGGCAACCCAGGTAATCACAACGATGATGAGATGGGATATTAATGCCCACCTATACCTACATCTGCTCTGACTGCCGTGTCTCCATGGACGAAATGTTCAGGAGCTATGAAGAATCCCCAGAGAACATGACCTGCTTTTGTGGCAGTGAGATGACTCGGGGATCAATCTATCAGTTCAGATTAGTAGGTCCTGTCTTTCATGATCTGATGCAGATCGAAAAGCAGCTCCTCGGAAACAAAGGGCTGCAGGCAGGGAAAAGGATTCGGGGTAAGAAAGACGTAGAGAGATGGGAGAGAGAGCATAAGCTTGTCCGCTGCACTGCAAAAGAGATCAGACAGGGACAAGAATATTATGCTGACACCAGATCGCAGCAGGAAGACATTGTCTCCAGAGAGGGCAAAGATGCCTGGTATGAGCACTGTGATCGTGGCGATATAAAAGACATTACCGGATGGACTGAGCCTCAGTACCAGCGGTGGAGGAGTATGAACAATGCCGAGCAAACAAGAATCAACAATGGCACAAGCCAAGCGACCCGAGGACATGAGCATACAGGAACTGACTCAAGTCCTTGAGCAAGAACTGGCAGCAACAGAAGAAATGCTAAAGCAGCCTGCAGAAGGAGCACCTCCAGCAGAGGCTGCACCAGCAGAGGCTGCGCCTGCACCTGCACCAGCAGATGTCGCACCTGAAATGCCAATGAGTATGACACCAGCTTTAATCCAGGAAGCCACAAGCATACTGGTAGGGATGGGGCTTATGGATGCTGCTACAGCACAGATGACCCCTGAACTTATGACCACACTACAGGCTCTTGCAGATACATATGCACCGGGCTTGTTTGATCTCCAGAACCCCGACGAGATGGAGGAATTTTTAGATGGAATCATCAACGGTACAATCACCCTCGCAGCCCCCCCAGCAGCCCCAGCAGGCATCCCTGCCCCTGCCGGACTCCCCGGAGCAGTCCCAGCCGGACTTGTCCCTCCAGCCGGAGCAGCCCCAGCAGGATCTCTCCCCCCAGGACTCCCCCCAGGACCTCTCACCCTCTGAGCCTACAGCTGAGGCTCAACCTTCTGCAGAGACACAACCCGCTGCAGAGGCTGAGCCCTCAACCCAGCCAGAGGAGCAGACTGCTGCACCAGAGCCACAGGCTATAAGCTACTCAACTCTTGATGATGTCAAGCTTGATGACCTGACACCTGAGGTCAGAGCGCACGTTGAGCCTATACTGGCTCTGGTAGACCATGTGCAGACCGAGCTGGAGCAGCAGAAGGCAACATACGACGAATTGAACACAGAGATTACCACACTGATCAGTGGACTTTCTGAAGCGCAAAAAGGCAACATAGAGCCGCTCGTCGTCGAATACAAGACTTTGTCTGGTGCATATACCGACATGTCGAAAGAAAATATAACGATGGCACAGAGGATGTTCGGGGTAGAATATCCCGAGTTTGCAAATCAGCCCGACAAGATACGCTCTGCGTTTGTTGCCGCACTGACTTCAGACCGCTTCCATGACAGGTACGAAGGTGACACGATCTACGACAAAATGGTTGATGCCTACAACATGGCAGTCTTCAGAAATGGAGGGACTCTGCGACCAGCAGCAGCCCAGCCAGCTCCGAAGGCTCAGCCTGCTGTGCAGCAACCAGTGGCTCAGAAGCCTGCAAACCCGTCTGCAAAGAAGCAAGCACTTGTATCGGGGGGTACAGTATCCTCCAATCTTCCTACTCTCAACCTGGATACGCTGTCTTATGATGACATCTTATCAAGGGGAGAGCACCTCTTAGAACTCTAAAGGAGTAAAAAATGGGCCTTTTGGAATTTGCAAACTTTACAGTCCCTGACGTAGTAAAGAAAAGCATCCCAAGTTTTTACGCGAAGGACCCTATGCTGGAAGCTATCCGCTCTCGCAACAAGGTTATTCGCAGCGGTGGAACCAATGTTCGGTTCACTCGTATCAAAAGCGGACACTCAGATATTTCTGAACTGACCGGATCCAACCTGGAAATCCCATTGGCGAAGAAAGAAACCTTCGACACTGGAACAGGTGACTGGACTCGTCTTGTCAAGCCAATCATCCTGCCTCACCTTGATCGTGACCGGATGCAGAGCAATGCAGACAAGAAGCGTTGGGTACAGGATACCACGATGGCAGTTCTTCAGAGCTTCCACAATCAGGTGTCTCGTCAGCTTTATGTTGGTGATGTTGCTGCACTGAAAGGTCTTGGTACTCTAAACGGTTCTAAGACAGGTCTGTCTTCTCAAGGTTTTGAGAACGGAGCTCTTCGTTTCCAGACTCCAACCGCTCAAGAGTCAGCGGGTGTGACTTATCTTGGAATTACTCGTAATGAAGATTTAGTCAATGATGAAGATAACTGGTACAATCAGTTTGTGACTCATACTGGTTTCGCAACAGACTATCTGGAAGTTGCAGAACAGATCAAAATCACTGCGGACAGTTATGCTGCGGACTCTGAGGGGATCAGCCTTGGTATTCTTTCCATTGCTGACCATGTTGAGCTTGGAAAAGGTATTCGTCAGTATGGTGCATCAGCAGTACAAGCTGTCACCTATCGTCCCGAAGACCTGGAAGGTGGAAAGGCACACCGTACTATCTATGTTGCTGGTGGCATTAAGTATCATCCCAACCGCTTCATGACTGAAACACGAATGGATGCTGTTGTGGGAACAGGTAAGGAATATGTCTATCTCCTCAACCCCAACGGGCTTGAGTGGTGGGTCAATGCGAATAACGACTTCCGGGTCACTAAGTTCTCTGATCATACTGTCCACGGAAATATGGATGCGGATATCGCGTACTGTTTTCTTGAGGTACAAATGTGTGTTCCTTCCCTTCTCACCCAAGGATGCACCTTCTGGGCAGCATAGGAGTTTGAAATGAGTAATGTTGTAAAAGTAGAATTGACTTACAATGGGTCTGATCAGCCGGGGGTAATTGGGAAGGTCTATGAAGACCTGAACATGGACTCTTCTGGAAATGTAACGATTCGCTATTATCGGGTTGTTAAAGCAAGCACAGCTGTTGGAGCAGGCGATTTGGTTGGCTGCGTTGCGGCAAATACTGAGGAAATGTACAATACTGGACTTGTTATTCCGCTTGCTACAGACGACACTGTGAAAAGCCTGATAATGGGTGTGTGCGAGACAGCTATTGATGCAGGCAACTACGGTTTTGCTATTTGTAGAGGTGTATGCACCATTAAAGCTGCTGGTTCTGGTTCCGAGGGAACAACCTTGGCCTCTTATGGTTCGACTGGGAGTGCTGGCCAAATGGCTGGTGCTGGACATTTTGATCAAAAAGCCTTGGGTATTCGGTTAGAAAGTAGCACTTCAGCATACATTGATGTCCTGTAGGTAGATGGCAACCTACGGCACATTAGCTGACATCCGTACTGAGCTGCGGGTTCGTCTGGGGCTCCCTGATCGGGGAACCTCAGGCGACTCGCGGCTCAATATTGCTGTCAACATGGCTCTCCGGCAGATGTGGTCGGAGATGCCTAAGTCACTGTTGTCTGAAGAGAGAAGGTTCCTCTTAGAGAAACCCATCTCTGAAGGCACGGTCGCTTTACTTTCTTCTGAAACACTTGTTCTTTGGAGGGTAGTAGCCAGTGGAGAAACCGCATGGGCTACAGACGGAACCCTGAAAGCAAGGACCGTTGAGTTCAAGGTTGGCGACCTTTACTATTATCGAAAGATCCAGGACGTACATACATCAGGTGTGAATCAGTATCTGGTAATGGATAAGCCGCATGGACTTGGTAACAATACGGGAGTATCCTACCGTATCTTCACACCTGAGTATCCCTATGCAGCGAGTGTGCAGAAGGTGCTCAATGTAGTCAGGGATCCTGATACCAATCCGCACCCTCTTGTAGAGTCGGTGTGGTCTGCTGAGATGGAAAACTACAGATCAAGCATAGGCTTTCGCACAGAGGGAATCCCTCAGCACTATACAAGGGGTGACTTCTTCCAACTGCCATCTCCCAACTACACACCAGAAGTGGAAGTAGAAACCTCCAGTCAGGAAGCGGGTCACGGGCAAGGGATGACCAAGGCATGGGGGCATAACTCCAGCGGAGTAGAGCAGGTCACCTATGGTCCTGCAGGAACCTTCAGCTATCGGGTCATCCATGTCTGGGGAAGATGGAAAGATTATGAGCAGACC